TGTCAGACATACAACGCGCCATAAAATCGCGTCTCTTTTCGTTTGCTTTTGGTTTAGGAATTGGCATCTTCGTAAGTTTCGTATACTTTAAACATTTTCGTGTTAATTTCTCTTAAACAACTTGAACATTGTGTTGCTTGTTGGTTAGTGTCAAAGATTCTATTGTATATTTCTAACATTCTTCTTTGGTCACTTGGTCTCATAGTTTCACGTCTTTTAGTGTACCATTCATTTAACCATTCGTGTTCGTCTTCTTGTAGGCATTTAGGTTGTGTATAGCGCCAAAGTTTGTTAAGCTTTTCTTTACGTTCTTCACAACCGCAATCGTCACCAGCTAACCACTTAACCGCTGCTTTTATACCTGTTGCTTCTGTTATCTTTTCTATTGTGTCGCCTAATCCTTCAGACTTCTTTTTTGTAGTTCGTTTTTTTCTTGGTTTCTTTTCCATTTGTTTAAATTTTACTACCGTTAATACCTTTTTTAAATTTCTTTAATGCGTTATTTTTATTCATAGCACTAACGTATGTGCATTCTTTGTTAATAATTATTTTTTTATTTGGTACACCTTTATCAAAAACATAACTTGCATTTTCAAACCTTGCTAATTGTATAGCCATAGTATTGTTGTTTATTTCAAATACTCTATGGTTTTTATATGGTTTTAATGTGCCAACTAATTCTGCTTTTTTTTCTACGTCTTTTTGTATAGAAATTTCTACCTTTTCTTTTATGTTGTTTTGCAGTTCTTCTTCCATTTGTTTTTATTTAAGCACCACACGATAAACATTCATCGTCGTCAAGTTCTGGTTTGTTTTCTATTTCTGGGTTTAAGATTAGCTTTAGTTCGTATATCTGTTGCATTGTTTCCATATCTTCGTACATATCGCCTTTTATCTTTGTCTTTAGTCTTTTAATTTCTGCTTTAACATCTTTTTCGTTCATAAATGTTCGTAGTCTTCGTTTATAAAATCTTCGTAGTCTTCGCCTACATTTATTCGTATTTGGTTCTTACAATACTTTAATGTTTGAAATATGCTGCTTGTACTAATCCGTGTTTCTTCAGAAAGTTTTCTAATTGACTTGCCGCTATCACGATACAGGTTAAATAACATTTCATCGTACCAATGCCAAGTTTCTACTTCGCTATCAATTTTTCTAATCAATGAAGTAAAAGCTTCTGTTTCTTCTATGTAATCGTATTCAACACCCAAATTGTAGACTTCTTCTATATTAACTTTCTTATGCTTGTTTTGTTGTTTACGGTAATCAAAGACTAAATTGTAAAGCACACATCTTATGTAGTATTTGTTTACTTTTCCGTTTTCTTGTAGTATGCGTTCTGGCGAACAATACTTACTAATCTTAATGTACATTTCCTGTACTATGTCTTCAGCCAAGTCGTCAACTCCTAAACTCTTTACGATTCGCAAATAGTCTTTGTGATGTTCTGCAACTTTCTCAAGCCATTTCATTGATTAGTATCTAAACAAATGTAGTGATTATTTTCTAATAGTGTATAGACGTAGTTTTTAACGAAACGTTGTGAATAAAAAAACCTCTCATTTTATAGAGAGGTGAAACATATGTTTTAGCGTTACTTTGGGTTCATTCACTTTTCGCGCTTTTTTCTGTACAGATTTTTAAAAAGGTAAGTCGTCTAATTGATTTGGTAAGTCTTGTGGCATATCTTGTTTAGGTGCTTCAGCTTCTTTGTAAGGTTCTGAAAACTTCAAGCTTAAATACTTCGTGCCGTTCTTTGATTCGTTTAGCCATACTGCAACGTCTTTAGCTTTGTTGTCTATCATTGCTTTACCTTTGTAGTCTGGGTGTTGTTCCGTCTTTTTGTAGTCGTTCTTAAAAATTGCACCTGTGTTGTTTTTCTGTTCCATTTACTTTATTGTTTTACTTAAAATGTATGCGCTTAACGTCTTTCGTGTGCGCCTTGCTTTCAATTCTAAAAGCTTCTTTTCTTCGTCCGTTACTCTTAATGTAATGACTTTGCTTTTTCGTGTTTTCATTCGATTAGTGTTTTGTAATATTCACGACATTCTTTTACTCTGTCGTATATTGCTTTTACTACGTCTTTGTCATACTTTACTTCAAACGTTTTTATTCGTCTTTCTGCTGGTATGTTGTCGAAGTTGTGTTGCGCTTCAACGTGGTTACGCAGTTCTTCGTTTTCGTCTATTAAATGTTCTTTCCAATGCGCACGTCTTACTTCGTCTTCTACCATAAGTGTAGGCGTATTAATTAAGCAATAACATAAGTAAGCTTTGCGTTTTTGAGTAAGTGCCATATAACCTTGCAACTGAAAAAAATAATCACGATTAGGTATATCTTCTGCAAAGAAAGGAAAGGTTGTTGCGTCCCAACTTGATTTTACATCTAATATTATGTCCGTGTTTACGTCTGGCGTTCCTGTCAAGTAGTCGTTTTCAAAGTGTTCTTCATTCTTATACATAAAGCCCAAGTCTAAAACGCTTTCACATAGCTTTATACCTTCGTCTTCTACTGCGTTACCTTTGTCTGTGTACCTACTTGAAAACTCTTTACGCTTACCGTACATTTCTTCTATTGCAAGTTCTTGTAAGTATGTCTTGCAAGTCTTACTTAACGTTTCTGTTTTACTTCGTGAATTGGTCATTATTTTACCAATGGAAGAGCAGCGAATCTTCAACATAACTCTAAAGCTTTAGATTGTACGTTAGTTAGTGCAAACTTGTCTATTAGTTTGTCTTTCGTAATCTTGCCTTCTTGTACTGCAATAAGTGCGTCTGCAAAACGTTTAGTGTTTAACTTTTCTTTCTTAACTACTTTTACTTGTTCGCCAGCTGCGTCTGTGTCTTTGTCTGTGACTAATCCCAAGCAGCTTGAAATACAGTAGCGACGAAAATAACTCACGCCACTACCGAAACTTTGATAGTCATTCATATTTTTAAGATTTACTTGCGGAATAAGTGTGTTTGATTCTAATGTTTCACCGCTTTCTACGTGAAAGATAATAGTGTTTAAATAGTTGTCTTCTTCGTGTGTGTTAATTAGTTGTGTGAATCCTAATCCGTGTTTCTGTAGTAGTGGGTTAATCTTGTCGAAGATTGTAGGCAAGTCTGCATAAGAATAGCCATAACCTTTTGTGCCTTTGAATATAGGCTTTACTTCTTGCTGAAAAGCTGCAAGTGCTTTAAATAAGTGTTTCATAACGTAAATATATTAAGTGTTTGTGTATACAAATATAGTGTTTATTTACTTACCAATGTGCATACAGGTAATAAAACTCCTTCGCTTGTGTTGTCATCACCACCTTTTACTCTTTTTAAACCTTTAATTTTACATAGTTTCTTTAATTTTTCCATTTCAATAATAACTATCTGCTCATTACTTATTATAAATGCCCAAAATGTAGCAATAGAAGTTGATATACCACTAAGTTTATCTCTGCTCTTATATTCAACAAAAACATTTCCTGTTTCTTGGGCTTGAAAATCTGTTTTAACTTCTATCGTATCGCCTTTTAATAATAAAATATTTGCTAATAAATTTTCACCTTTTTCACCTAATTTTAAATCATATCTCCAATCATTGTTATATTCCATTCTTTATTTTTTTCTTGTAGACTTCTATAATGTCTTTTAATTCTTCACGTGTATACTTTCGTGTTTTGTGTGCTTCTTCGTGTAGGCTTATAAGTTCTTCTCCTCCTATTCGTTTTTCTATGCCAATTTGATAGTTTAATAAATCACCGCTTTTATCTTTGTTGCACGGTCTACTACACTGGGCGTGGCAATTTAAAAGATTGAACCTAACTGAACCGTGTCCACCAGCAGAATAGTAATGACCAGCGTCAATGTTTCCTTTGCGTAATGGTTTACCACAAGAAATACACGGATAACCTTTTGCAATATCTCTTGCTCTTATATATGCGTTAAAATAACGTTGTGCTTTTTTTGTTAAGCTTTGCACCGTTTCAAGTTCTTCTTTCAATTGTTTCTTTTCTTTCTTCCAGTTCTTGACCTTTGCAGTTTCTACCCATACTTTAACGCATTCAGACTTAAAACAATATTTTTGGTTAAAGTGCTTTGCTTCGTATTTCTCTTTGCAGTTTTTACAACGTGGCATCGTCTTTTTGAAATATATAAACTTCTTCTACGTTACAATCTATGTTAGTACAAAAGTGTACGTTTATTATGCCTTCGGCTTCTAAATTAAAGTCTTCGTATTCGTGTTGTTCTTGCCATTTTATTGGCTCTGTGCATTGTGGGCATTTCATAATTCTAATTTTAAGTCTTTAATTTCTTCTTTTAGCTTGTCTATTTCGTGTTTATGTTGTGCTATTATAATTTGATTACGTAGGTTCGCTTTACATTCTAAATAATATTCGTCTTCAAACTGCATAAAAACGGAATGAAAATGCTCTATGTCGTTTGCGCTTTCTTGCATAGAATTTATTAAGTCCGTTCTGTCTTCGTGTTTTTCACGTAGTTCTTCAAGACTTGACTTAAACTTTATCAAGGTAGTTTTTAGGTTAATCTTGGCTTTAAGTATTTCTAAACTATTCATCTTTCTTGTGCGTAAATTTTGTTATAAATATTTGGCGCTGAATTTTCTTGCTCATAATACAAAAACTTTTCGACATCGAACCACATAATTAATTGTCCTATCTTACCAGCAGAACGTGGCTTTATTTTGTTAAAGTTTATAGTTGCTTGGTTGTAGCCTAAATCTTCACGGTGTACCGTTATCATACACTTGCCACTATTGAACCATTCAGAACCACCTTTCAAGTCATACGGTGAAGGAACACTTCTTTTTCCGTTTATCTTTTCTGTAAGCTTTGGGTGTATAATCGTGTGTAAGTGTAGTTCGTTGTCTTCTGCTATTTGGTTTCTATATGGTAGCACTACTTCTAAATATTGTGCGTAACCTCCGTAGTCGTGGTATGGGTGGCTTAAGTCTTTCCAGCTATCTATACTTGCAGTTTGTAGTCCGTTTTTTTGTTTAAGTTCTACTGCATAGTCATAAAACTGAAACGGCGTCATCTTTGCTTTTACGTCTTTCTTTGTTAGTATGTGGAAGTGTTCAAATATCCAATCTAAACTGTTTGTTATTTCTCTGTCTTTAATAACATTGTTTTCTAACGGATTAAAGCTTTTACCTGTAAGCTTGTGTATTAAGTCTGCAACTATTTCTACGTTGTTGCCTACATCTGGAAAGTAAACTAAATGCTTCCAACCATAAAACTTACTTGTGTTTAATAAGCATTCCATAAGCACTTGTGTTTTACCACTCATTGGGAAGCCTGTCCAATCTGTGCAGTTGCCTAATTGCATACTGTAGAATTCGTCTAAACCTTGCCAGCCTAAATACTTGCCTTTTTGATTGTAGTTATCTCTGTGCTTAAATATTTTGTCTATTATGTCGCCTGTTTCTGTTACCTTATAACCTTCTATTCCCACGGTGCTTTAAATTTATTAAGTGTTTTTAGTTCGTGTTTTGTTTGTTCTTTCTTTAACCAATTCTTGCAAGTCAAATATAGCGATTTGTATTTCTTATTGTTTTTAAAGTTCTCTATGCTATCCAAACACGAATCAATGGTCTTCTTTTCGTAGTCAGCTTCTAACTTGTTAAACTCTAAAACAGACATAGACAAATGCGCAAAGCGCCTATATATATCTTTTTCTTTATCATTATCTTTATCACTATCTCTATCAGTTATGTTTGTTATAGGTTTATAACACTTGTTATCTTTGTTATCTTTTGCCCAACGTTTTGCCATTCCTTTTTTACCAGCTTCACTTCTTTTTTTACAAGTAGATTCGTATTTACGTAAGTCACGCTTTAGACTTTGTTTTATAGGTTCAAAACATAAGTCTGTTATTATGTCTTCGGTTTCTGGGTTTAAGTCGTTTACGTACTCTAAAACGTGCTTAAACAACTTACCAGCTTGTTCATCGTTTAACTTCTTTACCGTATGCAGTAAGTCGCAGTAAAGTAAAAAGCTTTTCTTATTGTCTGCCATATTGATTTAAAAAAAAAGTGTCACGCTTTCGGCAGTTGCGGTTGCCTACTCACGTAACACTTAAAAATATTCTTGATTTTTTCCGCAACAAAACACAAAGTTAATTATTTTAATTCCTTATACAACTTATTGTCATATTTTCTAACCATAGAATCTATCATTTTTTTCATAAGTTTTAAGTCGTACTTCATAGAATAATATTGCATTTTTTCCTTTATAAATTCGTCTTTTATATATTCTTTTTCTAATTGAAGTTCTTCTAAATTCATCTGGACATATTCAAATATATCTTCTTCCAAAATCTTATCATTAATTGACTTTAAATGATTGTATTGTTTTATTCCGTGAATTACTGAAGCGTGATGTGTATTAAACAATTTTGCTATATGTTCATACTTTACACCTTTAGACCTTAATAAATTATACAAATAAAACTTTTTGTGTACTATTTCTCTTTTTCTATTAGCTACGTTTAGTTCGTTTTCATAAACTATTTCTATTACCTGTTTAATCAAGTCCTCCATATATCCAAGTTATAACTGCACAATAAATTCTTTCTATTAATCGCATATTTCTACTTTAATGATTAAACCTTTCC